TCACGGTCCTCGTCGTTCAGCGTCTCGACGGTCCAGGTGTAGGAGTTGTTCGGGACCATCTTGGCGTTCTTGGCGAACGCCTCCTCCAGCGCGGCCGGCGTGGGGAAGACGTCCAGGAAGTCCTTCTTCGGCTTGCGGAGCAGGCGGCCGGCGAGAACCTCGTCCAGCTTGGGCCCGTCCGCCACGTAGGCCTCCATGTTGCCGGTCTTGCGGGCCTCCTCGGAGTGCTCGCGCGTCTGGTCGGTGATGTTGAGGATGCGCTTGCCCTCACGGACCAGGAGCGACTGGGTCCACCAGACGCCGGGGTACTCGCCCTTGACGTCTCCGGCCAGCGAGACGACGTCGGCCACCATGCGGTCCTTGAGACCGGCGTCCTTGGCCTTCTCCTGGCCCTTGGGGACGAACGGCTCGATCCGGTCGATGCGCACCGGGTCGATGATGACCAGGCATCCGACCAGGTTGGCCGGCTTGATGAAGGCTCCACCACCGGTGGAGCCGAGCTTAGGGACCGTGGTGGTGTTCTTTGAGCCGGTGCTTCCGAAACTGGGCATCTGCGTCTCTTTCGTAGATCGGGGATCTCGGATCGGGGATCATCGTGCTGGTCGATCATAGTGCCGGAGCAGGGGCGGTCGGACTCCGCCGTGAGGGGAGGCTCACCCGCTCTCACCCCTGCTCCGTCTCGCGTTCCCGTGACGGGGAACTCTGGCGGACGGCCGCCGGTCTCCCGGTGCCAGTCACGGCGTGCCGTCCGTCGCGATCGGGGGCGGATTCGAACCACCCAGTACCAGGCTCATCACCTGAACACCGGCCCAGCGCGTCCGCCAGGCTCCGATCACCGCCGCCAGGGCTCAAGTCCCTGACCGCTAAGCGATCTCCGCGACCGCCTAAGTGCAACTCTACACAGGGTTGACGACCCTGTCTAGCCCTGCTGGGCCAGGACCTTGATGCGCTCCAGGCCGGCCTGGGTGAGCTCCTGGGTCCACTCGTCTGCCGCCATGGCCTCGGCCCGGATGGTCCGGAGCTCGGCCTTGTCCTTGGCCTCCCGGATGCGCATCCGCCAGGTGGGCTGGGCCGGGGTGAGGGCGTCCGAGCCGTCCTCGTCGAACGGGTCCGGCTCCTCGGTGGCACTGGCCAGCTCGGCCACCTGGGCAGGGTCGCCCTCGTGCCGATCGGCGGACCACCGTTCGGCTCGGATAGCGTCCGCCTCCCGGAGGTGATTCGGGGCCAGCGCGGCGGCGAACTCCGGGCTGATGGTGTCGGCCGCGTAGTCGTAGGCCTGCTGATCGCGCTCGGCTGCCTGCTCCCCGGTCCGGACCGCCAGCGGCACGCCGAGCTTGGACGGGAGGCCGCAATCACCGCACACCCACGGGCCCTCGCCGTCCGCCGGAGCAGTCCAGCCACCGGCCCGGGCGGTGCACCGGCACCGGGCCGGCTCTGGAGTCGGCATTCCGCCGTGCCGGGGGTGAACCCCGTCCGCGTGCTCGATCGTCCCGCCATCCGGATGCGCCTGGACGCCATCGGGCAACTCCGGCCCCTCGTTCTCCCGTCGGAACGACTCCTGCTGATCAGTCACCTTGGTCAGGTGCGGGTCGTTCTCGCCCAGGCACTTCGGCGATCCCCGGCGGTGGCCCTTCCGGCCGCAGACGCCGCACCCGCGCTCACCCGGGCCGGCCAGCGGAGCCAGCCTGGTGAGCTCACCCTGGACGCCGGCCTTAGGCTCCTCGGGGACCAGCGCCGGTGTGCCAGGCTTCATTCCGAACACCAGGCCCTCGTCGTCCCCGTCCGTGTTCGGGTTCGACTCGGCCGCCACCCGGGCCACCGTGGCGGCGGCGCGCTCGGCCCTTCGCTCGGCGGCCTGCTGATCTGCTGCCACCGATTCCGGAGAGTCGAAATCAATTGTTACGGCGCGCTCGGCCGTGTCGTCGACGATCACGCCGTCCTCCACCGTCACCAGCGGACGCCACGCCCTCTTGGCCTCCTTACGGCGGCGGCGGGTGCGGTAGGCGGCGGCCAGGTCCTCCTCCAGGGCCACCGGGTCGACGTCGCCGATGTGAATCTGGCACGACGCCTGGCCCGGGAGGACGTGCACCATCAGGATCTTGTCCCGGCGGATCTTGGGCATGGGCCGCCAGTGCGTACCATCCCAGACCGCCCAGCCGGTGCCGTACAGGCCGAGTTGCTGCTGGATCTTCCAGGAGCCGTACAGGAGCGGGTCGGAGCCCGTCTTGTAGTCGGCCAGGATGAGCTCCCACTCACCGGTCTCGGGATTGAGCATCTCCACGACCAGGTCCAGCCGTCCGGCCAGGCCGCCGGCGTCGCCGTCCTTCAGGTCGGGCCGGACGACACACATCTCCTGAAGGTCCGGGCGGAGGCGGATGTTGGCGTCCTGGAACGCCGCCATCACGGCGGCCACGTCACCCTTCCACTGGGCCGGGATGACGAGGTCCTTGTCGCCCTCCACCCAGCGCTCCAGGAAACTGTGGAGGGCGGTGCCGAGGTTGGAGGCGGCCTGGCCCTTGGCGTAGTCGAACGCCTGGTCAGCGATCTTCAGCAGGCCGGCCTTGTCCTCCAGCCTGGTGGCGGCGGCCAGCGCGTAGAGGTCCTCCCGGGCGCCGAGGCCCTTCACCACCAGGCGCTTGGTCCACTTGAAGACCCCCTCCTTGTCCTCGTGGGTGTCGAGGATGGTGGAGACGCGGGTCCAGGGCACCAGCATCCCGGTGCCGGCCACGCCGGCCGGAGCGTTCGGGTTCATCGGGCCGTCGAACGGGTAACGGGGGATCTGGTAGCGGTGGTTCTTGATCGGGACGGCCTGCTTGGGTCCGTCCGTACTGGCGAAACTGGGCACGTGCGCCTCCTGCTGTGGGTGGATCTATGGACGGTTGATCAACGGTCGCGGTAAACCTTGCCCTCACCCTGGGTATCGTCGGTGACCGAGTCGTCCACCAGGTCCAGGTGCGCCTTGGCTCCGATGATGGCCCGCTGGAACTCTGCCGAGCGCACCGTGACCTTGGCCAGCTCGGTGATAGTGCGCTTGGGCTCTCCGCTCGTGACGGCCCTGGACATGTTGGCCGGTGCGTGGTCCACGCGCTGGACCTGAATCGACACTACGTAATGCATGGTGTGCTCCTCTGTCGACGGGTGTCTATCTACGTACAACCCTACACCCTGGCCGCGTACTTGCGCAGCACGATGTTCGCGTGGCCGACCGTCATCAGGTCGCCGAGCTCGCCCTGGCGCATCCCCTCGTAGGGGATACCGAGCCGCTGGGCCTTGGCCGCCATCGCCAGGCTCGGCCGGGACTTGCGCCAGGACGCGCTCCGGCTGGAGATCGACGGATCCTCGTCTCCGGCGTACCGCTCAGCCCAGGCCATCCCGGCCTCCAGGGTGAGCTCCCGCTCGGCCCAGTAAGCCCGGCCGCCGTTGGCCGGGATGCGGCCGAGCCGGAACCCGTCCTCGTTCGGCGGGTGCGCCAGGAACCAGTAGGACTCCCTGGTCGGGATGAACCAGACACCGCCGTCCGTCTGTAGCCAGGACGAATCGGAGTCCGCGAACAGGTCCACCTCCTCGGCGACCAGCTCACCCTCCAGCCAGTCCTTGACGTTCGGGTCGATGTACTCGCCCGTGAGCTCCTCGGTGCCGTCCTCGTCGGTGTAGCTGGCGATCGTCTCCCGGGGGTCGCCCTCGTGCCCGGCCAGATCCTTCAGGCTGATGAGCCGGTGTTTGGCCGAGGAGCCGACGACGTCCAGGACGATGCACTCGGTCTTGCCGCCGGCGGGGAACGGCCGCAGGCCCCGGCCCACGATCTGGATGTAGAGGCCGGAGGACTCGGTTGGCCGGGCGTTCAGGATGCCCTCACACCACGGGGCGTCCCAGCCCTCGGTGAGCACGCCGACGCTCCAGATCACCAGCGTGGTGCCGAGCCGGAACCGCTCGTAGATCGCCTTCCGGGCCTCGTCCGGGGTGGCCCCGGTGATCACCTCGGTCGGGATGCCGGCCTCGGAGAACGTCTCGGCGAACCGCTTGGCGGAGTAGACGGACGGGGCGAACGCCGCCGTGCGCTTGCCGGCCAGGTGCTCCTGGTACGCCCTCACCATCGTGTTGCCGGCGTCAGCGTCCACCATCGCGGCGCCGAGGTCCTCGTCCTGGAAATCGCCCCGGGAGCGCTTCACCTCGTCAAGCATCAGGTCCTTGACCCGGACCCGGATGCCACGCGGCTTCACCAGGTACGGGTGGCCGTTGTGGTCCTTGTTGCGCACCCCGAACCCGATGTCGTAGTCCGCGACGATCTCTTGCCAGGTGTCACCGAGCGCCCGGGAGTCGCCCCGGGTCAGGGTGGCGGTGAAGCCGGACCACGGCATCCCCCGGAACGCCCCGAGGTACGACATGGCCGTCTGCCAGGTGTCGGCCGCCGAGTGGTGGCACTCGTCCGCGATGCCGAGGCCGAACCTGTCGGCCGGGATCCGGCGGCGGAGCAACTGCCGCTCGGTCCCGATGGAGGGCACGCTGGCCACCACGATGTCGGCGTCCCACTCGTTCCGGCCCCCCTTCACCAGGCCGATGGACGCGGTGGGGTGCTGGCTGTGCAGCTTCTGCATCCACTGGTCGGCCAGCTCCTGGCGATGGGTGAGGACGATGGTCCGCTCCATCCGCTCCAGCGCCAGGGACGCCATGGTGGAGCCGATCACCGTCTTGCCCAGGCCGGTGGCCAGGACGTTGGCGGTCCGGTTGGCCACCCCGGTCCCGGTCGGGCGCCGACGGCCCAGGTGCGCCGCGCGGTTGGCCGCCACGGTGTGGTTCTGGTACGGCCGGAGGGTGAACAGGCCGGCGTCCCGGTTGACCGGGCTCACCTCGGCACGTCCGGGAGGCGAGAGATCAGGTAGCGCCAGTGGCCGGTACCGGACCGGTACCCCCATACCCGGTACCGGTGGTGGTGCATCTTGGAGGCCCGGAGAGCGAGCCGAAAGGCGGTCGGCTGGTCCATCAGTCCGTTGTCGTTCACAGCAGTGCTCCCTTCAGGCCGTCCAGTAGCTGCCAGCCGGTCCACCAGATCGGCAGACCGATCACGGCGGCCAGGGCGATCTCCCGCATCCTCTGCCGCGTGCTCATGCCCCCTCCTTGATGCCTCGGAGCAGGACCTCACCCAGCGTCATCGGATCCGGGTTGAGGGCGATTTTCCGGGACACTCGGCGGTAGACGATCTTCTCCGCACCGTGGTAGCGCTGGATGCGGACACGCCGCTCACTGAACGTGAGGGGAAAGAAGTTGCGCGGATCGACCGGGTGGCCACGCCGACCAGGCTGGCCCATCACTTCAGCACCAGGTAGAGCCAGACACCGATCAGGACGATCGGGGCCCAGGCCGCGAGCGCGGCACCGACGATGACGGCCAGCGTCTTCATCAGGCGGCCAGGGAGTAGTCGGGGGTGGCCCGGCGGCGGGGCGCGGTGCCCGAGCGGCGCATCCGGGGCAGGCCCGGCGCCCGGTGGCGCGGCCCCGTGCCGGCCTTGCGGTCGGCGCCGAGGTGGCCCAGGACGGAGAACCAGGCCAGCGCGCCGATGATGTAGAGGAACAGGTCCATGTCGTGCTCCGATCTCGATGGGTAGTGGCTGGAGCCTACCGAGCGGGCCCGACATGTGCAACCTTGTCTATCCTCGTTCCGGCCTGTACCTTGACACTGACCAGCGACATCGAGAGCAGGAGCACCCCGTGGACGAGAGCACCGAGCAGGACAAGGGCATGATCACTCGATCGGAGGCGGCCGAGCTGGCCGATGTCGACGTGCGCACGATCGACCGGTGGGCGAACGAGCACCGGATCACCCGCTACAAGATCGGCGGGATGCAGTGGGTGCGGTTCAAGCGTTCGGAGATCGAGGCGATGGTGACGCCCGTCCCGGACGACCCGTTCGCGGAATAGGGTGAGGGCGGGCCGCCGAAGCAACCCGCCCTCTAGCTCCCATCGAAAGAGCACGACGGCGGACCGCAGGCACACCAGACGCAATCGGAAGGCTACAGCACATGTCCGAGCCGTACCAGACGACCCTCGGTTTCAACGAGCACCAGGTCGCCGAGCTGGCCAAGCGGGCCATCACGCCAGAGCAGGCCCGGGCCGCCGGGGTGATCCCGGTGCTCACCGACGCCGACCGGGTGGACGGGATGGACGCCTGGTGGACGCAGGAGGCCGGCGTCATCCCGGGCCTGCTGTTCCCGATGGTGAGCCCGACGCCCGGCACGCCGGTCCAGTACCAGATCAAGCCGGACGTCCCCTGGACCGATGCGGATGGCGAGGAGCACAAGTACCTGTTCGCGACCGGGTTCGAGCCGGTGCTCCACGTGGCCCGGGCCGTACCAGGGGCACTGCACACCCTGCTGGTGGAGGGCACCCATCAGGTGATCGCCGCCGCGATCTACGCCCCGGACAACTGCGCCGTCTACGGCCTGTCGGGGTGCTGGAGCTGGAAGTCCAAGCTCAAGATCACCCGTGATCTGATCGAGATCGCCGGCCAGGACGCCGTGGTGGTGCTGGACGCCGACTCGGGCTCCAATCCCCAGGTCTACGCGGCCGGGGCCGCGCTGAAGGCCGACCTGCGGGGAGCCGGGGCGGCCACGGTGAAGTTCGCCCAACTCTCCACGTTCGGCGGCGGCAAGGACGGCTTGGACGACATCCTCGCGATGCGAGACGTCTCGATCCGGACCAACATCATCCAGCTCCTCGTCCATGACGCGCTGGACAAGCCGGCCGCCACCAAGCCGGACGCCAAGAAAGCCGAGGCCGAGGCCCGGCGCAAGGCCAAGATGGCCGCCCCGGGCGGGATGTTCTTCGACCCGGTGTCCGGCGGGCTCCTGGTCAAGACGCTGTCGGAGTTCATCCGGGCCTCCTACCCTGCCGCGCTGTCGGCCGAGGGCAAGGTGGCGATGTACGACAACGGCGTCTATGGCATCGACGGTCTGAGCTTCCTCTCGGCCATCACCCAGTTGCTCGGTGAACGGTTCGTAGCCAGCCACCACTCCAACGCCGAGAAGTTCACGATGGGTGAGCTGGCCAACGAGGGCCGGTTCCTGCCGGACCGGATGACGGCGCCGGTCCTGAACGTGCCGAACGGGATGCTGGACCTGGTGAGCGGTGAGCTCCTGCCGCACTCGCCGGACTACTTCTCGACGGCCCAGTTCGCCGTGCCGTGGGAGCCGGACGCCACGGCCCCGACCTACGAGCGGTGGCTGAAGGAGTCGATCGGGGCCGGCCAGATGGCCGACCTGGAGGAGGCGGCCAGCGCGATCCTGGACCCCAGCACGACGCCGACTAAGGCGCTGTTCCTGTTCGGGCCGTCCCGGTCCGGCAAGAGCACGTTCCTGCGGCTCCTGATGGCGCTCGCCGGCTCCCGGAACACCTCTGGGGTGACGCTGCACCAGCTGGTGGAGAACCGGTTCATGGCGGCCAACGTCTACGGCAAGTTGCTCAACGTGGCCGCCGACCTGTCGGCCAACCATGTGGAGGACCTGTCGATTTTCAAGCTCATGACCGGCGAGGACCTGATCATGGCCGACCGCAAGTACGGCGGCCAGTTCTCGTTCACCAACCGGGCCCTGTTCGCCTTCAGCGCCAACGAACTGCCCACGGTCGGCGAAGGGAGCCGGGCCTACTCCGAGCGGATCAAGCCGTTTCAGTTCGGCCGGACGTTCGCCGGTGCCGAGAAGCCCGAGATCGAGCTGGCCATGCTCCAGGAGCTGCCCGGCATCCTCGTCCGCCTGGTGGCCGCCTGGCGGGCCCGCCGTGAGCGCGGGGTGGCGCTGGTGACCGACCCCCAGGTCCGCGAGACGTTCGAGATCGCCTCGGACCGGGTGCGCCAGTTCCTCGCCGCCCGGTGCGTCGTCGGCAAGGGCTTCATGACGACGGCCGAGGTGCACACCGCGTTCAAGGAATGGGCGGCCGACGAGAGTCGTTCGGCCCTCGGCCGTAACAAGCTGGCCGCCCGTCTGGAGACCGTCCCGGGGGTGGAGCACGTCCGTAACGGGCCGAGCAAGGTTCGGGGGTGGAACATCTCGATGCTCCACAAGTCCCAGTTCGACCAGGGTCGGGAACACGAAAGTGCCACCGGGTGGCAGTTCTTGCCACCAGGGGACAAAACGGACACCCCCCAGGTCGGGGTGGGCAAAACGGACAAAACGGATGGGGTGGTGGCAACTGTGGCAGTTTTAAACCTCCCCTCACCCGTCGTGAGAAAACATGAAAGTAGTGAAGTTGATCATGGTGTGACGTTATTTCCTGGAACAGGTCAGGGAGCTGAAAAACTGCCACTCTTGCCACCGGACAAAACGGACAGTTCCAGTGCAGACCCCGATCAGTACCTGGTAGCGTCTGCACATCCGTACACATCTATGTGCGAGCTCGGCCACGAGGAGATCCTGGTGGACGGCCTCTGGTACGCCTGCCCGATCTGCCACCCCGTCACCGCCCGCACTGCCCCCATCGAGAGCGAGTGATCATGGACGACCTGGATCTACTGCTGGACCAACTGGAGAAGCGTCAAGCCGAACGTGCCGCCGCCAAGCGGGATGCTCAGATCAGAGGCAACCTCAACGCCATGCGCCGCGCCTACGGCCGGCCCGAGGCCTCCGGTCCGTCGTTGCCGCCCCAGCAGTGGTGGCTTGACGACCTGGTCGAGAGAGGACTCCGGCCGTGATCATTCGTCACACCCTCGGCGGCACCCCCGTCACCATCCACTGCCCGTTCGTCGGGGCCCTGGACCCGTTCGACTGGGACGCCAAGGAGATGCCGACCGGGCTTCACGGTCTGGACGTGGAGAGCACCGGCTTGGAGCCGGCCGGCGTCCACCATCCCGGCTGGCGGATGCGCACGGCCCAGTTCGCCCCGACCGACGACGTCGCCTGGGTGTTCCGGATGGACGACCCCGATCAGGTTGAGGTCGCCCGGGCCACCCTGGCCGATCCGGGGAACACGTTCGCCTCCCACATGCGGATCGACCCGGAGGCCGTCCAGGTCGCGCTCGGCGTGGACGTCACCGATCGGTTCATCGACACCCACGTCATGGCGATCATGGCCGCGCCGGACGCCGCCGCCGGACAGGGTTCGCTGAAGCCGGCCGCCACCCGGTTCAACATGCCGGAGCTGGAGGCCGCCGAGGAGGCGCTCACGGCTCGGTTCGACGCTCTCTACCGGGAGGCGCACCCGGAGATCGGCCGCCGGGCGATCAAGGAGAAGATGCTCAAAAAGTGGGGGTTCACCCACGTCCCGCTGGACGACCCCGATTTTCTGCTCTACGCCGGTCTGGACGCCATCGCCGCGCGGCGCCTGGTGCCCCTCCTGGCCTCCGTGAGCGAGGCTCCTGCCCACGTGCTCACCACCGAGCGCTGGCTGTCTCAGGTGGCCGCCCGGACGGTGCGCAGAGGGATGCGGGTGGACCGTGACCGTCTGGCCGAGGTGATCGCCTCCTCGGACGCCGAGGCCCGGGCCGCCACCGAGATCACGATGGACGTGTGCGGGCTCAAGCCGAGCCAGGGCGTCAAGCTCCAGGCGTGGTGGGGCGAGCACGGCGTGGACTGGACCACCTGGCCGGACGAGGCCCGGACCGAGACCGGTGGGCCGAGCCTGGCCAAGGACAACATCAAGCTTCTGCTCCGCCAGCCGTTGGACGAGGCCGGGCGTCTGGTCGCCGACGCCTACGCCCGGTATTCCAAGGTGCTGGACCGCAACCGGCGGACCAAGGAGCTCCTGCTGGTGATGGACCCGGACGGCTACGTCCACCCGGGCCTGTCCACGGTCGGCACGGTCACCAGCCGGATGGCCTGCTCGGCGCCGAACATGCAGAACTTCAGCAAGAAGGACCACGTCATGCGTGGCCTGTTCCTGCCCGAGGACGGCCACGTTCTGATGTCGTGCGACTTTGCCCAGGTGGAGCTGCGCGTGGTGGCCAGCCTGGCCGGTGAGCAGGCCATGATCGACACCATCCTCGCCGGGGGTGACCTCCACCAGCTCACCGCCGACTTACTCGGCGTGACCCGCCAGGAGGCGAAAACGATCAACTTCCTGATCGTTTACGGCGGCGGCGGCACCGTGCTGGCCAAGAACCTGGGCTACACCCGGACGGTGGCCGAGTGTCGGCAGATCATCCGTGACTACTGGGCCAAGTACCCCGCCATCGCCGCCCTGAACGAGAGCCTCAAGCACGAGAGCTCGGTCCGGCTCATCTCCGGCCGTCTGGTGCCGGCCAGCCAGGGCCGTGGCTACGCCCTGATGAACTACCTCATCCAGGGCTCCAGCCGGGAGCTCCTGGTGGCCGCCTCCCGTCGGTTCTCCGGTGGCGACCCGCTACGTGAGCGCATGTTCTGGATGTGGGTGCACGACGAGATCATCCTCCAGGTGCCTGAGGAGATCGCCCTGGAGATCGCCGCCGCCGTGAGCGAGGCGATGTCGTTCATGCTGTACGGTGTTCCTATCAAGGCGGACGCCGATATTTTGATCGACCAGGACGGAAACTCACGATGGATGAGCGGGGATCGCGCGAAAGAGATCGCGTTCTCCAGAGGTTCGCTGGCAAGCGCGTAGAGCTGGACAACGGTTGCCACCAGTGGACGTCCAGCCGGCACACAACCGGCTACGGCCTGTTCTGGCTGGACGGTCGTAACCGGCTGGCTCACCGTGTCGCCTATGTGTTGTACGTCGGTCCGATCCCGGAAGGTCTTCAGTTGGACCATCTCTGTCGGAACCGGATGTGCGTCAACCCGGAGCATCTGGAGGCGGTCACGTCTCAGGAGAACAAGCGACGTGGTGAGTCACCCGCCGCTGTGCACGCACGCAAGACGACGTGCCCACGGGGACATCCGTACGACGGTGTCAACCGAGGGCCGAAGGGTCGGCTTCAGCGATTTTGCCGAGAGTGCAAGTACGCACAGAACCGGGAGTACCAGCGGCGTAAGCGTGCTGTCGCCAAGGGCGAGTCACCGTGCTGAACGGCCGAGGACGGCTTCCGGCGTCCGCTGGGCCCCGGAAGCCACGCCAGGCCCGCACAGAGGCGTCTGAGGCCGCGCACGAGGCGTACGTGGAGCGCACGTACAAGATCACTATTCGGATGTACCGGCTCCTGCTGGAGTTCCAGCTCGGCCGGTGCTGGGGATGCCGGCGGGCCACGGGCAAGGCCCGCCGGCTCTCGGTGGATCACAATCACCGGACCGGTGAGGTGCGGATGCTCCTGTGCAACACGTGCAACAACATCGTGGGTCACTTCCGGGACGATCCGGAGGGCCTGATCCGGCTCGGCCTGGCCCTGATCGATCCACCGAGCCGGCGGGCCTGGCTCGGTGAGGGCCGGGTGCGCCCGGGTTGGGCCAGCCAGGAATCCGAGCTCCTCGATTTGCTGGAGGACTAGCCACAGGGTGTACACGGGTGTAGAGTCATGGACATGACATCGACCACGGTAATCGCGTTCGTCGGCACCGGGCAGGTACTTCACCGGGTGGACCTGGCGGCCAAGGTCACCGCGTGTGGCCGGTCCACCGAGGGCAAGGAGGTTCGGGTGGACGGCACCAGCGTCACGTGCAACGCCTGTGACGGTATCGGGGCACGGCGTCGGCGCCGTTGACATAGGATGTACACGGGTGTAGAGTCATGGACATGGATGAAGCCAAGAAGTGCACCAAGACCAAGGACCACTGCACCAACTGCGGAGCGAGGGTCAAGAGCAAGAAGGCCCTGGAGAGCGAGTGCTGCTACGCCACGGTTGCCCGGATGCCCAACCCTATGGCGGTCTGTTTTCACGACTGACCAGCGCGAACACGGCCCCGCTTCGGCGGGGCCTTTCGTGTGTGTACGCTGGGCCCCATGGACGAGGAGCTGAAGGCCATGCTGGTGGCCCTGGGCCCCGGGGGCACCCGGGAGCTGGCCGAGCGCGCGCTGGTGGTGGCTCATGCTTACCGGGACCACGCCATCCAGGCCGCCGGCACCGTGCTGGGACGCCTGGAGCTCGGCGGCACGGCCGAGGTGTGCGAGCGCCTCGGCGTCTCCAAGGCGTGGCTCGGCCACGTGATCGCCGGACGTCGGCCGACGCCGGCTGTACTCACCCCTGAGCCGCTGGTCACCCTGACTGCCACACCCGTCTGGGACCTGGCAGACTGGGACGTCTGGGCCGAGCGCAACCGCTCGCTCCTGCCGATAGTTTCCGATGAAACCGGAGTGGGTGATCCGTTTGCCGACACCCCGGCTTGAGGGCCGTAACGGCGCCATCTACCAGGCGTACATCCTCGGCACCACCCAGGAGGAGCTGGCCGAGCGTCACAGCATCAGCCAGCCGCAGGTCTCCGAGATCATCGCTCAGGTGCGCGCTTCCATCCCGGAGGAGGACCTGGCCGCCGCCCGGACCGACCACCTAGACGTCCTCCGCCGGCTCACCACCGTGGCCGCCGAGATCATGGACACGCCGGCCGCTCAGGCCTACAGCAATGGCCGGCCGATGTTCAACGAGGACGGCACCCCGATCCTGGATCACGGAGCTCGCCTGGCCGCGCTGGACCGCATCGTCAAGATCAGCGAGCGCGCGTCCAGGGTGCTCGGCCTGGACGCTCCGGTCAAGGCCGACGTTACGGTGAGTGAGCAGGCCGACCGGGTGGCCGAGGCCGCCGCCGCCGAGGCGCTGGCCCGGATGGCCGCCGATACCCAGTAGTAAGTTGTACGACCCTGTGCAGGGGTGTAGCGTTGGCTACGCAAGCAACCATCGAGAGCACGGGGAGTACAGCATGAGCAACCGCGAGAGCGCACTTCAGACCATGGCCCAGGCCGTGGACGACATCGGCGCCGCCAGCACCAACCTCCAGGCCGCCGATGACTGGCTGGAGGCCGCCGCCGAGCGCAACGCCGTGGACCTGGGTGGGGACGCCGAAATCGTCGGTCGGCTCCAGGCGGCCAAGGAGCTGGCCGAGGAAGCCATCGGTGCCGTGGCCGCCGCCGGCGTGGCGCTGGAGGCCTTCAAGGAGGCCCTGGAGGGCCTGGAGTGAGCGCGCCACGCAAGGTGGAGGAGGCCCTGACCACCGTGGTGCACATGTACCAGACGGTGGGTGCCCAGAACCAGGCCCTCCTCCAGGTGGCGGGCTGGGCCAAGGACATCCTGGCCAGCCTGAAGGAGGACGGCATCTACCAGGAGCTGGCCCAGGCGGCTGAGGTGGTGGTGGCCTCGGCCACCAAGGCATCCGACCTGTCCGGGGCCTACCGTGATCAGGTGGAGACCCTCCAGCACGCGCTGGAGGCCTTCATCCTGAAGACGAGCAAGTGATCGCCCTGATCATGCTGGCCGTAGGGTGCGCCGGTGCCGGCCTCGGCATCGTGTTCGGCTACACCAAGGGCTGGGAGGCCGGCCACTCGGACGGCGTCCGGGACGCCATGGATCCACGTACCGACCCCTACGCCAGCATGATGAAGACCGGTCAGATCAAGGGTCCAGCTACGGTGTACGTACCGGAACCGGAGCTGGACTACGACGCCGAGATGCGCAAGATCCACAAGCACTACTCCATGGATCCGTGCACCGAGGAATGCTTCGCCGCCGTGGCGGAGCTCCAGAGGAAGATGAGAGGACACTGATGGCCGACGACACGAACAGCAAGCCCGGCCGTGCGGCCGACGACACCAAGGGTGGCGTAGCTGTTGCCGTGAGCACGGCCAAGACAATCAACATCGTCAAGGGCAAGTAGCACCGGTGAGGTGGGACGCCGCCTGGTTCAAGCGGCTGGACAACGAGATCGTCGATCTGGTGTTCCAGCCTGCCCAGAGCCAGGCGGCGATCCGTCGTGCGCTCGGTGCCGACCCGGTGGCGTTCGCCCTCATCTACTTCAGCCACCACCTGAAGGACCGGGACGGCAACATCTCCTGGGCCCAGCCACACTTTGATTGGGCCACCCAGGCCCTGGCCTGGGCCGAGCCGGTCACCGGGCCGATGGAGCACCGCACGGCCGAGATCGCTCCCCGCGAGTGCGGCAAGAGCACCTGGTGGTTCCTCATCCTGCCGGTCTGGGCCGCCGCCAACGGGCACAGCAAGTTCGCCGCCGCGTTCGCCAACGCCACCAGCCAGGCCGAGAGCCACCTGTCCACGCTGAAGCGGGAGCTGGAGACCAACGCCCTGCTCCAGCACGACTATCCCAAGCTCTGCGCACCGGCCCGACGTCGTGCCGGCACCACCGTGGCAGACAGGGCCGGGATGCTGCACCAGGCCAACGGCTGGGTGTTCGCCGCGCGCGGGATCGACTCCGCCGTGCTCGGCATGAAGGTGGGCGACAAGCGGCCCGACTTGCTCATCCTGGACGACATCGAGCCGGACGAGGCCAACTACTCGGCCGACCAGGCGGAGAAGCGCCTGGGCACCGTCACGGACGCCATCTTTCCGCTGAACATCTACGCCCGGGTGGTGTTCGTCGGCACCGTCACCATGCCCGGCTCGATCATGCACCAGCTGGTGAAGGCGGCCAACGGCATCGAGACCGCTGACTGGATCAAGGACGAGAAGGTGGTGCCGCATCACCACCGGCCCCTGGTCACCCTGGACGACGGGACCGAGGTCAGCATCTGGCCGCAGAAGTGGCCGACCGCGTGGCTCCAGGCCCAGCGGCACACCCGATCGTTCGCCAAGAACTACGACAACGACCCGATGGCCCGTGAGGGCGTCTACTGGGTGAGGGAGGACTTCCGCTATGGAGAGCCCGAAGGACGGCATTGCACTCGTACGATCCTGGCTGTCGACCCAGCAGTTACCAGCCGTAAGACCAGCGATTACACCGGGCTCGCCGTGGTTGGCCTACTCCCCGAGCTACGTGCGCGTCCTGTTGCTCGCAACCCTGCTCGACTCGTGTCTCCTTCCGGTTGCGTCATCAAGCACTCCGCCGGCGTCAAGCTCACCGGCCAGCACCTGAAGGACCATGTGCTCAAGCTCCTGGCCCGGTTCCCGGAGATCAGGGTCATCGTGGTGGAGACCAACCAGGGCGGGGATCTCTGGAAAGACGTCTTCAGCGGCATCCCCAACGTGGCGGTTCGGACCGTGCACACCACCGAGCCGAAAGAGGTGCGGTTCGCCACCGAGCTGGAGCACTGGCAGCGCGGGAGGGTGTTCCACGTGGAACGGTTCGCCACCCTGGAGGAGCAGGCGGTGGGATTCCCCCGGGCTCAGTACGATGACGTGGTGGACGCCGCCGTCACCGGTGTGCGCTACTTCCTGAACAAGGGCAAGACGATCAAGGCCGCCACGGCCACCACCAGCTACGTAGGAGCGCCATGAGCGTCAAGGATCTGCTCACGGGCTGGTCGGCCCTGGAGGACGCCCTCCCGGACTACCTGGAGGCCGAGCAGTACGCCAAGGGTGAGGTGGAGGAGATCTTCGCCTCGGCCGCCGTCCGGGACAAGTTAGCCGAGACCGGCGACGGGTACCGGTTCAACCTCATCCGCACGGCCATCACCGCCCGGCTCGACCGGTGCGAGATTGACATGGTCAAGGTGCCGGACAACGAGACCGCCACCGAGCGGCTGATGGAGATCTGGGACGCCAACGAGATGGCGATCCACTACCCCGGCCTGCTCCGGGACACGTTCACGTTCGGTGACGCCTACGTCCAGATGTGGGAGATCGATCCCAAGGGTGACGTCGCCGGGCTGAAGCCGGAGCTGGTGGACTGCGGGGTGGAGATCACCTGCCACAACCCGAAGAACGCCCGGATGATGTACGACCCGACCAACCAGCGTCGGGAGCAGTACCTGATCTTCCGCTGGTGCGAGAAGCTGGCCGGCCAGCGGGAGATTTGGCGCGTCGATCTCTACTACGCCGACCGGGTGGAGCGGTGGATCAGCACCGACTCCGGAGCTCTCACCGAGGAGTCCGGCTGGGTGCCGTACGCCGACGACGAACAGGACTGGGAGCTCCCGCACGAGTTCGGTGAGATCCCCTGGTTCCACCACCGGACCGCCCTACCCTACGGCGTGCCCGTGCACAAGGAGGGCTACGGGGCCCAGAACGCCATCAACAAGGAGCTGATCACGCTCCTCACCACCACCGATTCCCAGGGGCATGCCCAGCGGTACCAGCTCCTGGAGCCGGACGCCGTGCTGGACGAGAACAACGACGATCCCCAGTGGGTGGAGGACGGCGACGCCAGCGCGGTCTCCCCGGGTGGGATGACCAAGTCCGGCGGCGTCGGCTCCGGCCAGCGCACCGGGCCCGGCACGATGCAGACCTTCACCGGGACCAAGGAGGTGGGCCAGTTCGAGGCGGCCGACCCGGCCGTCTTCCTCGACCCGGTGATGATGTTCATCCGACTCCTGGCCCAGCTCACCAACACCCCGCTCCACGATTTCGACCCCTCCGGCGACGTGCCCTCGGGCGAGAGCCTGAAGCGGGAGGAGGCGCCGTTGGTCAAGTCGGTAGAGTGGCTCCAGGTTCTGCAGTCCTCCCCGCTACGGGATCAGTGGAGGTTCGCCCTCAAGGTGGTGGGCGTCGCCGTCCCCCGGGTGGAGGTGCGCTGGGCTCCGGTCACCTCGGCCGATGGCATCGACGACTGGGCCGTGGTGACGGCCAAGCAGGCCAACGGCGTGCCGGTGGACCAGACGCTGATGGAGGCTGGCTACGTGCCGGAGCAGGTGTCCAGCTGGCTGGACGCCAACGCCGAGGCGGCCACCCTGGCCCAGCGGGTGGCCCTGCTCGGCCAGATTGGCACGGCCGTGCGCGACATCTCCAGTGGAGTGGCGCTCGGTGTGCTCTCCGAGCAGTCCGCCGGCGCCGCCGTGGAGCTGGTGCTGAACCAGGTGAACGCCTCCGGCACTGGGGCCGACCCCTCATGATCCAGCGCCTGGAGGTGATGCTGGCCTGGGTGCTCCTGGTCGGATCGCTCATCGGATGGCCGATCACTGCCCTCACGGTGGCCCGGGACGAACCGCAGTTCGTGCTCGGCCTGTCCTGGTTTGCCATCACCCTCACCGCCCTGGACTTCCTGAAGACCAGCCGAGTGCACCGGGACCAAGTCGATGACTCCTGAGCAGGAGGCCCAGGCCGCCGCCGCGCTGAAGGCGGAGGAGCTGGCCCAGCAACAGGCGTCCCAGCGGCTGGCCGCCGAGCTGGCCGCCGTGGCCGCCGTGCTGATCGCCGCCGGCCTGCGCAACGCCACGCCTGACGTGCTGCGCACGCTGATCCGCCGACTTCTCACCGAGCTCACCCCGGCGGCGGCCAGTGCCCTGGAGGTGGCCCGGTCCCGGGGCGTCACCCTGGGCCGCCAGCTGGCAGGGGAGACCGGGCTGGACCGGCCGCCGCTGGAGGATGAGGCGCTCCAGCGCGTCATCGACACCTCGGACTCCCGGGCCGGCGCCCACCTGGACAACGCCATCGTGCTCTCCACCCAGCTGCCGATGACGGACCGGGCCGACGTGATGGCCGTGCTCGGCAAGGCCCGATCCGCGCTCAACACCCAGAAAGCCGACGCCGCCTGGGTGACGCACCGGTCCATCGCCCTCGGTGTGGCCGAGGTGGCGCGCGAGCGCGGCCGGAACGTCGTCTGGGTGGCCGAGCGCGACGCCTGTCTGCACTGCCTGGCCTACCAGGGCCGGGTGACGGCGCCTGGCGTGCCGTTCCCACCGGGCCTCACCTACGCCGACAAGGCCCTGGTGCAGTTCGGCCTCCTGCTCGGACCGCCTCTGCACCCGCACTGCCGGTGCCAGCTGGAGCTCACCGATCTGGAGGCCGGGACGCTGGACGTTGGGCTCGCACGAGAGGCTGCCCGATCGGTGGCCCGGGGCCTCACCGACCACGCTTCGGAGCCGGCCCGGTTCCGAGCGGCGGACCGGCTGGTCAAGTCGGCCACCAGTCTGTTGCCCAAGTCGGTGCTGGACCAGGCCCGGCGGAACATCCGGGACGGAGTGTTCAAGGACCGTCCGGACTCCACCGGTGCCAAGGCGGAGATCGCCCGGCGGAACCAGGCCCGGGCCGACCGGGGCCCCGTGAAGCGATCCGCACCGCCAGCCCCTGCCCCGGTGCTGGACACCCGGGCGCAGCTGAAGGCGATCGCCAAGGCCAAGAACCAGACGGTGACGCCTCTGCTCGGTGGTGAGTCCAATCGGACCGACCTCGTCACCTTGCCCGATGGCCGCAAGGCCGTGCGCAAGACGATCCGACCTGGCCTGGACGAGGAGGACAACCGGTTCTTTCTGGACGGCGAGGAGCTGGTCAGCCTGTTGGGCGATGCGGTTCGTGCTCCGATCGCCACCGTCTACCGGGAGAACAGCGGCACGGCCTGGGTGGAGTTCGTCGACGGATCTACCGACGTAGAGGGCCTGATCGACGGACCGGACGGCGTCCGGATCGGCCTGGTGGACGCCATGACGGCCTACATCGACCGGCTGTCCGGCCTCCGCAACGTGGATGGCCGGCTGGTGGCGTTCGACTCCGGTGGATCCTGGCTCCAGGTGGAGCTCAACGGCGTCACCCCCGACCCGTTCCTGGGTGAGAACGGTCAGGCGCCGAGCCGGAACGTGATCGGCCCCGGCAATGTCTGGCGGAAGGTCGATCTACCGCTGGAGGAGCTGGAGGAGATCAGGGCCCGGATGCGCAAGCTCCGGCCGGCGTTCCGGGCCCGGGGTCGGGACTCCTGGCTGACCTACTCCCTGAACGTCCTGGACGCATTGATTGCGCTGAAGCGCACGTAGCATGGTCACGACGTCCCGGACGGGACGCACGAGCAGGAGGCATCCGTGAGCGAGAACGCACCCGAGAACGAGATCGAACCGGACGACCTGGAGGACGAGGCCCGGGACGAGGAGCACGACGACGCCGAGGACGACGGCCAGGAGGAGAAGCCCTACAAGCCGCCGACCAAGGGCGAATGGGACCGGCTCCAGCGGCGGATCAAGAAGCTAACCGAGGCCAAGGGCAAGGCTCCGGCCGACGTCGACAAGAAGCTCCGGGAGCAGATCTCCGGTGGCAAGGCGGACGAGGACGAGGACCCGGTCGACTCCCGGTGGCGGGACATCGCCATCACCAACGCCGCCGCCGCTCAGATCTCGGCCGCCGGCTTCACCGGTACGGCCAAGCAAGCCGCCCGGTTGGCCAACCTGATTGACCGGGCCGGGATCGAGCCGGACAGCCACGGGGCGTTCGATCTGGAGGACGAGATCGAGGAGCTCAAGGAGGAGTATCCCCAGCTGTTCACCTCGGCCGGGGATCGGCCCCGGAACCCCCGGGTGCGGACGGCGCCGTCCGGCGACAAGACGCCGGCCAAGGATCCGACCGCGACGACCACGGCCAAGATGATGCGGCAGGCGGGTTACCGCTAGGTGTATCCTGGCCCGGACTAGGAAACTCTCACCGGACGGTTGAGGGTTACCACGAAGTAGCTTTCCCCGGATGGGGTGGGCGCCAACCACTCACCCCATCCGCAAGGGAGTTGCCGCAATGGCACGCGAATCGTTCGGTACCGGCGGTACCGCCGGCTGGATCGCCGTCGAGTCGGGAGACGTCGCCATTCAGGCGCTCCTCCAGTACTCGGCCACCGAGGCCCTGGCCCGTCCGGAGCCGATGGCCACCGACACCAAGCAGATCCCCCGGTCCGGCGACTTCGCCATCGGGTCCGTGGCCAAGGGCTCCGCGTACACCGAGACCTCGGGCGTCAACGACTACGTCTCGCTCATCGCCCGCAAGGCCGGCGGTGTGCTGCGGGTGGCCGAGGAGGACCTGACCGACGCCGGCCCGGACATCCTGGCCACCAAGCGCGTCGGTGCGGCACGGAACATGGCCCTGTTCTACGACAACGGGACCATCGGCACCTCGGCGGCGGAGAACGGCACCACCGTCAACTGGACCTCGGTCTACAAGGCGCTGCGTACCACCAACTCCGCTTCGGGCGTCTACCAGTACACCGCCGACACCAACTACCAGGCGGTCTCGGCGGCCACGTTCGCCGCGCTCGGCGCCTCCGGTGCGTACGGCGCGCTGAACACGTTCGTCGGCAAGTACGAGCAGTCGAACTTCTTCGACGAGGCCCAGGGCTTCATCATCGCTCACCCCTCGTTCAAGGCCCTGTTCCGTGGCCTGGTTGACCTGAACGGCCGCCCGATCTTCAACGAGACGGCGATCATCGATGGTATCCAGCGCTCGGTGCTGTTCGACTACCCCATCACCTGGAGCCTCGGCGCCCGGGTGTCGGCCGTCAACACCTCGGCGCCGACCGGCAACCCGCTGATCGTCATCGGCAACCGGGAGATGTTCATCAAGGGCATGGCCCGGCTGTCGCCGGAGATCGCCAGCCCGAACCCCGGTTTCGCCCTCCAGCGCGCGCGTAACGGCGTCGGCTACCTGACCGACGAGGCCCTGATGAAGGCGGCCATGCGGCGCGGTTTCGTCCTCGGCACCGAGAACGCGTTCGCCATCCTGGAGCGCACCTAAGATTCGACTGGGCCCCGGGAGCCAATCTCCCGGGGCCCACCGGTTCCGGTGTCCGACTCCGAGGAGGAGAGCATGGCCAAGAACGAGAGCACCAAGCCGGAGCCCAAGGCCGACGACCAGAGCGTCACGGTCAAGGGCGTGGCCCGGTTCAAGGACGAGAACGAACTCACTGACCGCGAGATCGTCCAGCGGCGCACCCCGGACGTGGACGGCAAGCCGCTCTGGCCGGCCGATGGCCGGTTCCACCGGTCGTTCAACGTGGAGACGCCCCGGGTGTCCGGCCTGGGACTGGAGAACGACGCCACCTCGGACTGGCGGTCATCCGATCACGACGCCATGCACGAGGCCAACAAGGTCGCCGTGCTCCAGGAGGCGCTGAACCTCGGTCTGCACCCCCGGGCGGAGGCCGTGTTCGACGGTGCTGGGCCCAAGAACCAGCTCACCGGGACGGTGGCCCTCACCTACTCGGTGGAGGTGGTCCCGGCCAGCTCGGAGGAGCCGGCCGAGGCGGCCACGGCGTTCACCCCGTCCAAGGCGCTGGCCGAGCAGGGCGGATCTACCCTGCCGGACGAGGCCAAGTAGAGCCCCGGCCGGCGGGGGTTTTTGGGGTGCCTCCTACTCCGCCGGCCGGACCTACCGACGAAAGGATCGTGCGATGACCTGGGGCGTAACGATCTCCGACGTCACCAACACCACCGGCGTCACGCCCTCGGCCAGTGATCTGGCCCAGGCGGACTCCATCATCACCATCTACATCAACCGGACCCCGGACGCCTCCGGTGGCATCTCCGGCCGGGACCTCTCCTGGATCCGGGCGGCCATCCAGTGGCAGGCGGCCTGGGTGTCGTCCCAGCCGAACCTCACCGGCTCCAGCCAGTACGACTCCCTGTCCTCGGACGGCCTGTCCGTGCAGACGACGGCCGAGTGGGCCAAGGTGCTGGCGCCGATCGCCGCCCGGTCGCTGAAGAACCTGACCTGGAAAGGCACGCGCACCCAGCGGACGCCGCCGGTGCGCCAGGGCCGGGGCCTCATCCTCGATTTCGAAAACGAGGAGTCCGACCAGTACACCGAGTGGTCTGCGCCGTGAGGGCCCTGGCCACCACGCGGGTGAGCGTCTTGCGCGGCACCGGCACCAGTCTGTTCGACGACCCGACCGACGCCGGCACGGTGGTCACGGTCGGGGTGCCGATCTCCATCATCGAGACGGCCAGGTCCACCACGGACCACGCCGACGATCGGCAGAAGACGGTGCTCACCTACACCGGCCGGTGCAATCCGAACGTCGACATCCGCCAGGGTGACCGGCTCCTGGACCGGGACGGCGTCACCTACTACCAGGTGGATGCGGCCACCACGGTCTCCAATCCGATCACGGGGAACGACCGGCGCCTGGACCTCTCCCGGGTGCCCACTACCAGCTAGACTGAAACTCGTCGGCGGCCTGGAGAACGGGCTCACGTCGGCACCGGTACCTACGGCGAGAAGCCAAGGGATGTGATCCTGTGACAGTCGTTGTGCTGGACCCTGACGCATTCCTGAAGATCCAGAATCTCGCGGACCGGTGCGTGGAGAACGTGACCGACGACGTCGAGAAGGACGCCAAGCGGTACGTGCCGATCGACACTGGCGAACTGCGTGCGTCCATCCACCAGTTCCATTTCGCCGGTACCGCGAAGATCTTCGTCGGCACCGACCACTGGGCCCCCACCGAGTACGGCTCCCGCCCCCACATCATCCGGGCTCACGGCGACTACGCCCTGGCCAACCGGGAGACCGGCTTCTACGCGCGCTCCGGCGTCGTCCACCATCCTGGCACCCCGGAGCAGGCGTTCATGCGTCCTGCTCTCTACCAGCGTCGTCACATCCGAGCAGGGAGATAGCCCATGGCCATCCAGACCACCACCCAGCGTCAGACGCTGGCCGTTGCCTACGGGGCCGCCGCCCTCTGGGGCGCCGCCTACACCACCGCGCCCGGCTCCGCCGCCGGTACCGAGGTCACCGGTGGTAGCCCGGCCTACGCCCGGAAGGCCCTGAGCTGGGGCGGCTCGAACGGCGTCGTCACGGCCTCGGCCACGTTCGACATCCCGGCCGGCACCACCGTCGTCGGCGTCGGCGTGCACTCGGCGTCGGCGGCCGGCACCTACCTGGACGGTGCCTCGGTCACCTCCCAGGCGTTCGCGTCCCAGGGCACCTACGTGGTGACCTTCACCTACACCCAGACCTGAGGCACCCATGGCCAATCCCGTCATCACCTGCTCACCGTCGAACCCGACCGTTGGCCAGGCCATCACGCTCACGGTGGTGTACTCGCCCCGTGTCGTCTTCACCGCAACCGATCAGGACGGCCTGGTCGGCACTTTCCAGTTGGGCTCGGTCGGTCTGGCAGCGCCTGGCAAGACGATCACCAAGGTCTCCGACAACGGCTCAACCGCCGTCTTTACCACCACGTACTGACCCCGTGGCCGTCACCTTCACCGCCACCGACCAGGATGGGCGCACCGGCACACTGACCGTTGGCGTGCCCGGAATCCCGACCGATGCGGAGATGGCGACCTGGGGCCAGACCAGCAGCACCATCACGTCGAACACCACTTACTCCGGCTCCGGCACGGTGGTCAACGGCGTGCACTTCGACGGCGCCCGGGTGAGCTTCACCGGCACGGACATCACGCTGAACGACTGCCTGATTACCGGCGACACCTCCGGTTCCCCGCTGGTATCGGTGACGAACGCCGCCGCCCGCCGGATCACGCTGAACCGGTGCATCCTGCGGCCCAAGACGCCGGCCAATCGCAACGCCATCCAGGGGCAGAACTTCATCCTGAACGACTGCCTGATCGAGAAGACCACGGACGGCGTCTCGGTGGCCAAGTCCGGCTACACCGCGAGCGCGGCCAACTGGGCCACCGGGGTCGAACTGCACCGGGTCGTCATCCGCAGGCTGGCCCGGTGGACCGGGGCGGCGCCGGGCGACGTCCACCCCACCGACACCGTCACCCACAACGACGGGTTCGTCCAGGCCGGCGGGAGCGGCACCGTGCTGGACCGGGTGCTCATCGACGCCCGGCCCGCCCTCCAGTACGCCCACGTGGCCCTGGTCTCGGCGTCCGGGACGATCTACACCGAGGCCCAGGCCTACGCGCTCGCGGACACCGCGCCGCGCACGAGTGTGGCGATCGGCTCCCAGGCCGGCGGCTGGCCGTTCGTCGCTCCGTGGACGTCGAACGGCACCGGCAAGTGGAGCACCGGGGAGATGTCGGGCCCGGACTTCTCCTGCATGATGATCCTGTCCAGCCAGGGCCCGTCCACGATGTTCGACGTCCGGGACTGCGAGTTCCGGGGCGGCGAGAACGCCATCAACGGCGGCGGCAATCCCTGGTCCACCGGCGTGGCCGGCCTGGGCACCTGGCTCCGGAACAAGTTCGACCGGTCCCAGGCCAACCAGGGCTCCGGTCCGAACGACACGAATACCGCTCGGTTCTCCGGTAACTGGGCCGGTCACATCACCTTCCCCACCCTCGGAACCGACGCCAACACCTACGCGGATGGCGCCACCATGACGGGGGTGCAGTTCTGAGATGACCCTGTTCGCCTGGGATTTTGAGGGGCAGACCAACGGCGTTGCGCCGTCGGTCGTCAACTCGGACGATTTCGGCGATCCCGCCTGGAGCAACGTCTCAGGCACGGCCCAGCTCAGCTACTCCACGGCTCAGGCGTTCATCGGCACCGTTTCAGTGCTGGTCAACTTCTCGGCGGCGGCCTCGGCGTCCACCAGTACGATGGACAAGTCGGATACCGCATCCGCAAGCGCGGCCACCCACTTTTACATCTACCTGACCGCCTACCCCTCAGTTGATGCTCAGGGCCCTGTAGCGCACCGTGGAGCAGGGGCGGCCGGGACCAGAGTCCAGATCACCCCCACGGGCCAGCTCAAGAACTTCGTCAACCCCACCACGGGTACGGCCAGCACTGGCACGATGTCACTGAACACCTGGTACCGGGTCGAGTCGGTAATCACCGGGGCCGGAACGGCTAGCACGTCGATGGACACCAACGTCTACGTCGGCAATTCCACCTCGGCCGCCTTCAGCGTCCCGAACGTCACGGCCAGCACGGCCAACCAGATTGACCTGATTCGCTGGACCAAGTCCGGTGGGAACACGGCAATCACCTATTACCTGGATGATCTCCGGCAGAACATCGGGGCCAGCTCGGAGATAGGTCCGACGATCTCGGCGTTCTCCGGCTCGGCCAGCTTCACCGGGGCCGGAACCCTGACCAGCAATGCCACCATCGGCGCGGCCGGTAGCGCCAGCCTGTCCGGTGCTGGCACGATGAGCGCGGCCGGGGCACCCAGTGCGGCCGGGTCCGCAAGTACCTCGGGCTCTGGTTCGCTCTCCCCCTCGGGTGCCCCGGCCGTCACCGTCTCGGCCGCTCTGTCCGGCGCTGGCACGCTGGCCGCCGCAGGATCCCCGCGCGTCACCGGCTCGGCCGCGCTGGCCGGGGCCGGCACCCTCACCTCGTCCGCCGGGCTGTCCGTGGGCGGCTCGGCCGCACTCTCCGGGGCCGGCACGCTCACGGCGGCGGCCTCCGGAGCCGGGTTCGGAACGGCCACCTTCACCGGCTCCGGTACGCTCACGGCCACAGGGGTGCCGTCCGTCCCTGGCGTGGCCGCGCTTGGTGGGGTGGGCACGCTGGGTTCCGGCGGCACCCCTTCCCCGTCGGCCGCCGTCGGGCTGTCCGGTAGCGGGACGCTGGCCACCGTCGTGGTGCCGAACATCGCCGCCGCGCTCGGCCTGTCCGGCACCGGCACGCTCCAGGCCGCTGCCCAGGGCACCTCGTTCGGCACCGGCACGCTGGCCGGGGCCGGGACGCTCACGGCCGCCGCTGCCCTGTCGGTGGCCGGAGCCGCCGGGTTGTCCGGCGTCGGTGCTCTCTCGGCGTTCGGCCAGGTGGTCGGGCCGATCACGGCCAGCGCGGCCCTGTCCGGGGCCGGTACCCTGTCGGCCGTTGCCGTCCTCGTCAGCCTCACCGGATCGGTCCAGCTCGGATCGATCGGTTACCTACGCGACACCGGAGGCTCCCGCGTGGGATTCACACCGAGCAATGAGATGGTCACCGTCGCCTGGCTGAAGGCCGCCGTGCCGTACCTGGGCAACCGGGTGGCTACTGAGCTCCCGGCTGACAACTCCAGCTGGTCCGCGTCCGGCTTCACCACCGTGGCCACCACCGGCGGCACACCGAACACCGAGGTCCCGGTGAACGAGCCGGTGATGAGCATCGACTCCTGGGGCGTCGCCCTCAACTCCGGACGGCCGCCGTGGAACCTCGCGGCCCAGCCGGCCGAGGCCATCAAGGCCGCCGCCGTGGCCCACGGGCTCATCCCCAAGGTTCTTGACATGCCAGCGGGATTCAACCGGGTGCGCGTCTTCAGCGTGACGCCCCGGACCGAACCCCGGCGGATCCCTGGTGACGGCGCGGGCTACGCCCACTACCAGCAGGACCTCCACCTCCGGTGGGTGAGCGCATGATGTTCGCCCTGGAGACCACCACCGGTGACGTCTTCACCCTTGGAGGTGCGATCCTGGTCCATGACAACCCGGCGGAGCTGGAGTTCCTGTTCCCCGGGCGCAAGGCCAAGGACGTCTCGGGCACCCGGTGCCCGGTCCGGCCATGGAAAGATCACCCAGAGATGGCCGGCGTCCGCTGGCCGCTACGCCGAGAGGACTTCAGGTGAGCAAAACCCCTACTGCGTGGCCGGCCAAGGTCCGGACCACCATGCAGCCGACCGTGGAGATCGAGGTGGACGAGGCCGAGTACATCGACCTTTCCCGCCAGGGCCTCCTTGTGACCAGCGGAAAGGGCGAATGACATGCCCGTGACGACGACCAACCTGATTGCGGGCCCGGCCCTGCTCTACACCGCCGCGTTCGGCGCCGCCGAGCCGACCGATGCTCAGATCAACACCACGCCGGTGGCGTCCACTTGGACCGACGCCGGTGGCACCCAGGACGGCGTGGAGATCACCATCTCCCGCGAGTTCCTGGAGATGGACGTTGACCAGATCGTGGACATGCCCGGACGCCGTCTCACCAAGCGGGACACCCAGGTCAAGACGAACATGGCCGAGCCGACCCTGGCCAACCTGTCGGTGGTGCTGAACGGCGGCACCATCACGGCGTCGGCGGCGTTCCAGACCTACGACCCGGACGACACGGTGGCCGCCACCCAGCCGCCCTACAAGGCGCTCCTGCTGGACGGGTACGCTCCACAGACCAGCGCGGCGGCCACCATGCGGCGGCGGCTGGTCTGCCGCAAGGTCCTGTCGATCGAGGACGTAGAGACGTCCTACAAGAAGGACGACATGACCTTGTTCCCGGTCACGTTCGCCAGCCACTACGTGAGCGCGTCGATCAAGCCGTTCCGGATCATCGACCAGCTCACCTGATCCACCGCCCTGTCCGTCACTCACGAGGAGGCACCCCGTGGCACCACCCCGCAAGGCACCGGCCGATCACCTGGCCAGGACGATGTACCAGCCCGAGTACGAGGTGGCCGACCCGGAGTCGTTCGTCGAGATCAAGACCGGCTCGATCGATCATTCCGAGACCACCCTGTTCGCGATCGACGGCCACCACTACACCATCTCCACCCCGGTCCCGGCGGGCTTCACCCTCCGGGCCTTGGAGATGATGGCCAAGGAGAGCGAAGCGGCGGCCATGATGTGGCTCCTCAAGGAGCTCATCGGAAAGGCCGCGTTCGAGGCGCTGGCCAACCACCCGGATGTCACCACCGAGCACCTGAAGGCGATCCTGGACCGGCTCCAGGTGCTCACGATCGGAGCCATGGAGGACGCGGGAAAAGGCTGAGGGCCCGCCTCGGGCAAGTCGCCTGGGTGACCTACCACCTGGACGATGTAGAGGCGGACTTCCGGTCCTTCTACCGCCTCACCCCGGCCGACGTGGTCGGGATGAGCGGCCCGCACTTCCTGGCCCTGGCCTGGAGGCTCTCGGCCTACCAGGGCGTGGTGGCCGCCCGGGCCTCGGAAGGGCAGAACGACGGCACGGCCCCGGCTCGCGGTGAGCAGGGTGGTTCGGTGGAGGCGACTCCGCAAGCGATCAGGTCCGATCCGGCCCTGGCTGATGTGATCGACTACGGATAGGGAGGTGGCCCGGTGGCCGAGGCATTCAAGATCGGTGAGGGTTACGTGGAGATCACTTCCCGGGTCGATCGGGACCAGATCGCCAAGGACGCCGAGCAGGCCGGCCAGGATGCCGGGGAATCGTTCGGCGACAAGTTCGACCGGGCGGCCAACGAGAATGCCGAACGCTCCGGTGAGGAGCACACCAAGGAGTTCGGCAAGGGCACGACCAAGGAGTCCAAGAAGGCGGGCAAGTCCTCCGGTGACTCCTGGGCCGCCGAGTTCGAGAAGGCTCTGGTCGGACCGCGCAAGAAGAAGAAAAAGGGCGACGGGCCTCGGCACAATGACGAGGGCCCCAGCCTGCTGAGCCGGTTCCGCAAGCTCGGTATGCAGTCGATGAAAGCGTTCTTCAGCCCGGCCACCACGATGAAGTTCGTCAGTGGCCTGCTGGCCGTGGTGATGAGCCCGCCGGTGATCGCCACCATCGTGGCCGGTGCCGCCGCCCTGGGTGCTGTCCTCGTGTCCGGTCTGGCCGCCACCCTGCTGGCCGGCATTCCGGTGATCTTCGGCGGCGGCTTCCTGACGCTTGGCCTCAGCTACCTGACCAAGGACGACGCGGTCAAGGCCAAGCTCAAGAAGCTGGGCAAGTCCTGGTGGACGATGATGGACAAGATCACCAAGCCGTTGATCAAGCCGTGGCTCACCGTGCTCGGCATCATCGCCGACACCCTCGTGATGATGACCCCGACGTTCACGGCGATGTTCACTATCCTGGGCCGTGCCCTGGTACCGCTGGCCAATGGCTTCAAGGGATTCATGGCCAACTTGGCGCCCGGTCTGCTGGTGCTCACCGGGATGTCGACGGACGGCCTGATCAGTGTCGGGGATTATCTGCCCAAGCTGGGGACGATCCTGTCCGACTTCTTTATCAAGATCCAGCAGAACTGGCCCGCCATCAAGAAATCGTTCGGTGAGTTCTTCACCGACGTGACCAAGGTGATTGGCTGGATCGCCGGTGCCCTGTTCTGGCTGGGTGCCAACTACGAGAAGATGAAGACGATTCTGGGCTGGACGATGGTTCTGGCCAAGCCGGTCATCACCGTGGTCAAGGCGATCTACGACGCGTTCGTCTGGCTCTACGACGTCCTGGTGGGGCACTCCATTGTCCCGGACCTGATCAACGCCATCATCGGCTGGTTCGCCCGGCTCCCCGGCCGGTTGATCGGCTACGTAGCTAGCATGGTGCCGAGGGTGATCGCCTGGTTTGGACGGATGGCCAGCCAGGCGATCAGTTGGGCCAGCCGGACGGTGAGTGGTGTGGCGTCCTGGTTGTCCCGGCTCCCCGGCCGCGCGGCTGGAGCGGTGAGCAGGCTCTGGGGTGCGATGGCCGGGGCGTTCAGCTCGGCCGCCTCCGGGGCCCGGGCCCGGATCGTCGCCCTGGTGAACGGTGCCATCTCGGTGCTCTCCACCCTTCCCGGCCGAGCCCGGACCCAGGCCGGCCGGGTCAAGTCGGCCATCGTCGGGATGTTCAGCGGTGCCGGGAGCTGGCTCTACAACGCCGGCACCCGGATCATCTCCGGCCTGATCTCCGGTATTCGTGGGATGATCGGCTCTCTCCGCAACCAGCTCTCCGGGATCACCAACATGATCCCGGACTGGAAAGGCCCGGCCCAGCGCGACGCCGTCCTGCTGAAGCCCGCCGGTGAGTCCGTGATGGACGGCTTCATGGCCGGCGTGGAGTCGCGCATTGGTGGGCTGAAGAACCAGCTTGGCTCGATCACGGCCGGGATGCCGGGCATGGTGACCGGTAGCCAGGCCTCCACCTACAGCACGGCGAACGCCGGCGGCGGGCTCACCATCGGCACGCTGAACATCATTCTGAAGGGCACCCTGTCCGAGACGGATCCGGTGGCCCGCCGGGCTATGGTGGTGCAGCTCCAGACCATGCTGGATGAGGTCACCAGGTCCCGATCGAGGAGCAGGTAATGCCGGTAGCGGATTGGGGCACGGTCACCGTCGGCCGCATCACCCTGCGGGAGACGTTCGAGGCGACGCTAAACCTCAACACGGCGACCAACAAGCGCACGCTCGGCCTGCGGGGCGAGGAGTCGTCGCCTCCGCTCACGCTGGCCCAGGTAATCCAGCGTCAGGAAGACATCCTGGGCCTGCTGGACCGATTCGTCCCGATCTCGTTCACCTACAAGAGCGACCAGGACGGCTTCTACAACATCACCGACGTCAACACCGAGCTGACCAACTGGACGAACGAGATCACCAAGTTCACCTGGACCATCCAGGCGGAGTTCTACGGCCCGGAGGGCTCGGTCGACATCGACTCTCGGCTGACGCAGATCAACCGGCTCAACGCGTTCGGGCTGGCCGGTGAGAAGTGGCACGCTCCCGCTGGTGGCGCCTACGGCTACTACACCGGTACTAGCCAGCCGTCCGGTTCGATCGCCCGGGCCAGCGCGGACGGCACGGCCATCACGGTCTACCGGGGTCTGCCCACCGGTGTGAGCCCGCGCTGGGGAAGCTCCCCGGCGGTCTATCAGAACGGCCGGGCCCGGGTGCTGATCGGCGGGGTGGAGCGGGCGGCCACCCGGGTCATCGTCTCGGCCTCGGCCGCCAACTGGTCGGTGGAGAATGCCCTCGTCAGGGTCCAGCCCGGCACGTCGGCCACCCTCCAGGTGTCGGCCTGGGACGGCGCGGTCTGGGACCGGATCGACTGGAACGCCTCGGTGACGGCCAGCGCGTCCGGGCCGATCACCTCCTGGGACTCCGTGGCCATCATCCGCAACGACTATGAGCTGGTGACGCTCCGGCTCCTGAAGGGCAACGCCCCGGGCCGGACCACCCTGGACATCTCGCTCCGGCGCGGCGCCCGGGCGGCCGAGCTCTACCTGGCCACCGACATCGGTACCACCAAGTCGTTCTACCGGGCCACGGCCGAGGCCGGGACGGCACCGGCCAGTGCCAGCTACCAGGCGGCCACGGCCAACGACGCCGCCGGTAACCGGTACGTGATCGGCACGGCGGCCAGCTCGGTCACCTACCAGGCGGCCCAGGGCGGGATCACCAAGAGCGCGGTGGCCGCACTGGACGCCTTCATCGGGGCCCAGGTGAACGGGGCCAGCGCGGCGGCCGGTGACCTGGCCACGGTGATCAGAGATCACTACATGGCGACCAACTCCGAGACCAGCACGGGGGTACGTCGCTAATGGCCATTACCGAAACGACGATGGCGATCGGCTCCTGGTCACTTCGGCTCAGAGCGAACACGCCGAAAGAGGTCATGAACGCGCTGAAGCCGTTCGGTCACATCGCCGTGATGCCGGGGCGGCTGGACGTCAAGGCGGCCGGTGACGGCCTGCTCACCGCAGCACGGTACGTCGGCATCTTTCGGTCCCTGTTCTCCCAGCCGGAAGACTACGAGATCAAGGGTGCCGGGATGGCGGCCTGGCTCGGTGACGAGGACAACAAGGCCTATATCTTTCCCCCGACCACCACCGGCGTGCTCACCCTGTCGTTCGCCAACATGGTGGCCCAGACGGTACCGCCGGCCGGGCCCGGCCGGTCGTTCACCATCGGCAACGTCTACCCGCCGTCACCGGACATCGCCGCCACCACGTTCAACCGCCGGCTGAAGACGCCCCGGGAGCTCCTCGACTACGTCTGCACCACCTACGGCACCGACGTGACGCCGCTGGAGTGGAGGGTGAACGGGGACGCCTCGGTGGACGTTGGCCAGATCGCCAGCCTCTACCCCAGCACGACGGCGCCCAACGCCCTGCTGGTCCGCAAGGACGGCGGCAAGGAGATCGGCCTGTCCACGGTGGAGGGGTCGATGTCCTTGGACATCGACGCCACCGACTACACCACCAACCTCATCCTGGCGGCCGAGGGCACCGGTGGCGCCACGATGTACTCCAGCGCCAGCGCGGCCACCCCGTACAAGGATCTGCTGGGTAACGCCGTCGTGCTCACCAGGTTGGTGTCAGAGTCCGACGCCAACGCACTGATCGCTCGCACTCGGGCCGAGGTGGGTCTGAGCAAGTACAAGAACCTGCGGTACGCCAGCCAGCTCTCCACCGATGAGTACGACGTCACCGGCACGTTCACCGTGGGTGACACCATCTACGTGCACGACGTGGACGCCGGTTTCGTCGATCCGGCCAACCAGGTGATGTACCACGGGGTACCGCTGAACCCGTACAAGCTCCGGGTCACCGAGATCACCTGGCCGGTACCGGCGTGGTGGACGGTGGCCTACCGGGACCCGGACGGCGTCTGGTTCGACCTGTCGGACTACTACGCCCCGGAGTCCGGCTCCAGCTCCATCACCATCGGGGAGTTCCTGGAGTCGGTGGGCGGCTCCTACGCTGAACCGCTCGGCTCCCGGCCGAACGGGGACACCTCGGTCCCGGCCGCCCCGGTGTTTGGCACCATCACGACATCGGCCTACCAGTCCGATACCGCCAAGACCGGCGACACCCGGGCTCAGATCAACGCCACCTGGGCCCTGCCGCTGAACACGGACGGCACCACCATCGTGGACGGCGGCTACTACCGGCTGCGCTACCGGGCCAAGTTCGCCTCTGGCTCGGACTGGACCGAGACGGTAACCACCTGGGGCACCAACCAGACGGTGCTCACCGAGCTCACCCCGGGCACCACCTACAGTCTGCAGATCAGGGCGGAGGACGTGGCCACCCCGGCCAACGTCTCGGCCTGGTCCTCCAGCACCGACGTGGTGACGGCGTTCGACGGCGTGGCGCCGTCCCAGCCGGCGGCCCCGGCGGTGGCCGGGTCCCGGATCGCCGTCCAGATCACCCACACCCTGGGCAAGTCCTCCGGCGGCACCTACAACCTGGAGACCGACCTGGACCACCTGGAGGTGCACAACGGGGCGTCGTCCACCTTCACCCCATCCGCCTCCACCCTGCTGGGCAACCTCACGGCCAACATCGGTCTGATGCTGGCGGCGATCCCGGCGGTCGGCACGCTGAACGTGGAGAGCACGGCGGCCACCTGGTTCAAGATCATCGCCGTGGACCGGTCCGGCAACAAGAGCACGGCCAGCCCGGCCGCGAGCGCCACCGCCCTGCTGATCGACGACGCGCACATCAGCACCCTGACGGTGTCCAAGGTGACGGCCGGGACGATCGGCGCCACCTGGATCAACGCCGGCACCATCACCACGGCATCGGCCGGGGCCCGGGTGGAGCTGGTCGGGGCCGGGCTGAACGCCTACAACTCCAGCGGCGTCAAGACGGTGGAGGTGAAGGGCTCGGACGGCTCGGCCACCATCACCGGCGTGTTCAAGACGGGATTCTCCGGCGGCGGCACGGCCTACCTCCAGATGACGGACTCTGGTGACCGGACCACCATTGACCTAGTCAACTCCACGGCCAGTGCCAACCTGTCGGCGTTCATCAACTCCCCGCAGGACGCCGGTAACTCGTCGATGATCGGCATGGCCACCGGATTCTTCACCTACTCCGGAGTAACTGCTCGGCACCGATTCTTCATGTCCAATTCGTCGGGCATCTTCCTTGATACCCCGCGTCAAGGCGGAGCAGGATTGGCGGTCGGTGGGAACCTTTTCCTTGGACCGACATCCGGGTTTATCGGCGTGAAGAATGTCAACGGTGTCGACAACGGCGGAACGGTTTACATCGACGACATTGCCGCGAAAATGGCGACAGCCAATACCGGGACAGTCGCCTCCGAGCTGGCCTTGTTCGACAACGGCGGAGTCTGGCTCACCGGCCGGATGTCCAAGGACAACCCCATCGGCGGAGATGCCGCCATCTACTCTGGCTCCTGGAATGTCAATGCCTCCGGGACGGCAGTAGTCACCTACGCCAGCACCATGGGCACTACGCTCTGGCCACAATTGACCTTGACCGAGAACTCCACCACGGCTCGCGATTACCATATGAAGACGGCAACCACCACGGGCTTCAGTTTCTGGGGCCCTAACCTGTCTTGCGAATACACCTACCTCCACCAGAGGCTGATATGAGCCACCTCAAGCACACCACCATTCTCAGTGCCGAAGAATTGGACGACGCGCATATCGTCATCATTTCCTCGGTCGGTACGGAAGGGCTCACCTACCCTCACAAGATGCCGAAACTGGCGCTCGGTATCCGGGCGGCCGAGTACGGCCTGGATCCGGAGGATCCGTTCGCCCTGGACCTGGTGATGCGTGAGCACCTCTACCCCTGGACCGACCACCCCAGCTACGAGGTGAACGGCGTGCACCCGTTGTTCTACCTGCCATCGGTGACGGACGCCGTGGAGTTCATGCGCGAGCGGATCGAGGAGGTCCGGGTGGACCGGCTGGCGCCGCCGGAGGAGACCGGTAACCGGATGCTGGCCGGGGCCGTGGCCAACAAGGTGGCGTCCAAGGGCTTGGTCCGGACGCGTGACCACCTCCTGAAGGCCACCGACAAGCGGCTGATCAACCCCGTTCAGGACCACCGGGACGCTCTACGGGAGCGCCTGAAGAACGAGCGTCAGGTGGGCCCGGCCGAACGGTTCCTCCGGCACCTGAAGCGGACGGTACCGCGCCCGCCCACTACACTGAGTAAGTGACAACTGCCCAGGTTCTCGGCGTCGCCGGCACGGCGTGGCTCACCGTGCTCGGTCTCGTCGTCGGGACGATCCGGGCCATCGTGTCCGGAGCGCTGGTTCCAAGATCACAGGTAGACGCGCTCACCCGGAGCTGGGAGGCTCGGTTGAACGAGTCGCACACGCGTGAACGGGACTGGATGGCCTCCAGCCAGGCGAAAGACAGCATCCTGGATGAATATGCCGAGCAGTTCGGGCAACTCCTGATCTCTGCTCGGACCACCGAGGCCCTGATCCGCGCGCTACCTAGTGGACGGGACACATGACGATGGTGACCGAGCCGACCAGTGGGCAGGACGCCCGGGCGGACCGCAAGGCGGCCGAGGAGCGGCTGGCCCAGGCGGTGGCGTCCAGACCTGAGGTCCGGCGCATCACCGAATCGATGGAGCGGATGCTTCAGGAGAACCACTTCTCGGTCCGGTTGGCCCGGGCCCTCGGACTGGAGGACGATCGGAGATGATCGACTTACTCACCGGCTGGCTGATCGGCACCGGATGGCTGGCCGCCCTGATCTTCCTCGTCCGGTTCCTCGTCACCACCTGGTTCATCCGGACTGCCGGTGTGCTCACCGTGGCGTTTCTCGGCTCGGCGTTCGGCATCCTGAGCCTGGCCCTGGCCACCACCGTGTTCGGCCCGGAGTTCCCCGGCCGGCCCGGCATCCGGCTCGGCGTCTATGTCTTCATCAACGTCTTGCTGTGGTCCAGCGTGGCCCTGCTGGTGCGCGACCAGCGGCGCGGCCGGGCCAGGAGTACCGTGGACGCCGAGGAGGCATCATGACCCGTTTCACTGACATCGCTCACTGGCGCCCACTCGGCCCCGGCAATCCGCCGAGCCGGATGGACCGCCACGACATCATCTGTCTGCACACCATGGTCGGGTACCTGAAGTCGACCGACGACATGTTCGACGACCAGGGGTATACCGGCGTCGAATCCCACTTCGGCGTCGGCGGCATCTGGGGCTCGGACAAGGCGGCCGGCCTGGACGGCATCATCTACCAGTGGGTGGATACCGAGTACCGCGCGGATGCGAACCTGGCCGGCAACCACCGGCTGATCTCGATCGAGACCGCCGATAACGCGCCCCAGCGCGCGGCCGACATCCAGGCTTGGACGCCGAACCAGGTCCGGGCGATCATCCGCCTGGTGGCCGCGCTGTGCCGCCGGTACGACATCCCGGCCGAACTGGTGCCGGACTCCAAGTCTGGCCGCCGGGGGATCGCCTACCACCGGCAGGGCATCGACCCCTGGCGCGTGGCCGGCGGCGAGGTCTGGTCGAACAGCAGGGGCAAGGAGTGCCCGGGGGACCGGCGCATTGCCCAGATCCGCAACGAGATCATTCCGGGTGTGCGCGCCGCGCTCGCCCCCAAGCCCGAGGAGTTCGTGATGGCGAGCAAGGACGAGGTCAAGGCCGCTCTGCGTGAGGTGCTCAAGGAGGAGGCCGTCGTCAATCGGCTGGCCGAGGACCTGTTCACGGCCGACGTGGTCGAGGCTCCGGACGCCGAACCGGACAAGAAGAAGAACCCGACCTGGCAGATCCGGTCCTACCTGAACCGCTTGGTGAACAACACCGAGAAGGCTTCACCTACCGCCTAGGAGGCACCTGTGCTCAACCTCATCCGCCGCGAGCCGACCCTGATCTTGTCGGCCGTCTCCGGCCTGCTGGCCATCGTGGTCTCGTTCGGATTCGATGCCCTGTCGGCCGAGCAGGCCGGGCTGATCGTCGCCGTTCTGTCCGCCGTGATCGGGCTGGTGAACGCGGTCGCCGTCCGTCCGGTGCCGCCGGCGGCCTTCACCGGGTTCATCGCGGCCGGTGCCGCCCTACTGACGTCCTACGGGCTGAACTTCACCCAGGAGCAGGTGGGCTCGGTCCAGGTGGCCGTGGTCGCCCTGCTGGCCCTGGTGACCCGGATGAGCGTCACCCCCGTGTCCGACCCACGCCCGGCCTCGGACGTCGTAGGGTAGAGCCCTCGTCCCACACGAGGCCGGTTCGACAGCAGAGGCCCCGACCGGATTCCGGTCGGGGCCTCGGTCGTTCAGTGGATCGGGGCAGGTTAGTCCGGGTAAACCGGGTCCTCCAAGCTCGCCATTGACAGGTTTCCGGTGAACGCCTGGCCGTTCGCCTGGAGCAGGCCGACGCCGCCCGGCCGGTCCTCGGCCACCGGCGTCGGCCGGGGCTGGGAGAGCTGGTTGAACTGCTCCCGCAGGACGGCGTTCTCGGCGGTGAGCTCCTCCAGCCGGGGGCCCATGGCCTCCACCCCGGCCTGAAGCTCGGCGTTCTCCATCAGGAGCTGGCGGACCAGGTTGCCGTACTTGGTGTGCACCTGGTTCATCACGTCTGCCAGGTTGATCTGGATCTGCTGTTCAGCCATCAGGTGGTCTCCTTGGTCGCGAGCGCACGGTAGCGCTCCAGGATGTCGGTCTGCCGGACGATGGGACCTTGCGGGAAGAACGTGTAGTGCGAGACGAGGGCGTCACCCACGATGGAGTTCGGCTGGCCGATGGCGGCCGGCTGGGCCACCGTGTGCCAGTGCTCCTCCTCGTAGGGGACGAGGACGCCCGGCTCCGGCAGGTCGGCGTACATCGAGCCGAGGCTGGCGAACACCGACACCGAGAACTGCATGTTCAGCGGGAGCTGGTAGTCCTGGTAGAGGAACAGGTCCTCGGCCGCCCCGGCCTCCACCTTGGCCAGGAGGAGCCGGTGCAGCGCCACGGCGAACCGGCCGTCTGCCCAGCCGACCGCGTCCATGCAGTACGGGCCGCCGACCTGAGGCCAGGTGTAGGCCTCGGTCTTGATGGAGGATGAACCGCCAGCTGAGTAGTCGATCGGACCCCGGTAGACCATCTCGGTACCGGCCGCCGGGATGACGCCGGCCTGCTGGGCATACCAGGAGATGATGGAGTTGTTCCACATCACCGGGAAGCTGGCCACCCCGCCGGGGGCTTCCAGCCGGTGCACGGCCAGCCGCTCCAGGGCGTCCGGGTGCAGGTAGACGATGTCGTCGTCGATCCGCAGGAACACCGTGTCACGATCGGTCATCTGCTCGTAGAAGTAGCCGGTGTTCCGCTGCTTCGGGTGGCGGCGGGCCTGGTGCGGCTTCCGCTCCTTGAGCTTGATCCAGTCGAACGACCTGGCCAGCTGGTAGGCGTAGGCCAGGTCATCGGCCTGGTCAGGGTCGGTATTGAGGCAGAGCCACCACTCGTCGATGAGCCCCCGCCCGTACTCGCGTCCCAGGTACTGGGCCAGGATCGAGACGGTCTCTCGTCGGCCGTATGGTGTCCAGGCGATGGCGCGCTTGCCCTTGATCATTTTCTGTCCTCTGTCGATGGGTGCGGATCTTCGTACACACTACCGCCCCGATGAACATGCCGATGGCTAGCGGTCCGGGCACGCCGAGCAGGGTGAGCACCCAGACGGTGAGCACGAACCCCCAGAACCAGTAGGCGGCCCGGGCCGACCGCTGGGCCCACCGGATGATCACCGGCCGTACGTTCTCTCGATCATGCCGCAGGTCGCCCCAGGCACGCCGTTCCGCCAGCAGTCGACGTCCTGCATGATGATCAGTTTCGTCTTGTCCAGGTGGACGGGCGGTTTGGGCACGGTGGTGGGCCCGGCGGCCGGCGGCCGGCGGCGGTGCTCCGGCGCGCCCTGGATGTCCGGGAACGCCAGCGACAGGGCCAGGAGCGCGAGCGCGCCGAGGCCCAGGAGCAGGAGACCGCACCCGACCCGGAAGATCAGATCTCGCTTCATCAGAACAGCACCTGCTCCCACTGGCCGCCGATGGACTGGAGGATGTTCCGGCTGGCCCGGGCCCGGCCGGCCTCACCCAGCCGACGTCGGAGAGCTGGATCGTCCACCAACAACTTCAGGAACCGTGACCACGTCCACGGTGCGGACTCCACCACCTTGAAGCCGTTCGAGAACTGCTCGATCCACTCCCGATAGGGGGCGATGTCAGAGGCGATGAGCGGAATCCCCATCATCCCGGCCTCCAGCGCCTTGGTGGGGAACTTGGCCTCGGTGAAGCTGTTCGCCCGGTACGGCGCCACCCAGATGTCGAACTGCCGGACGGCCTGGTGGTAGAGCTCGGTCGGAGCCAGCCACTCGAACGCCACAATGCGGTCACCGAACGGGAGGAGCTTCTGGAGGGCGGGGTGCGCCCGGGGGATGCCGACCAGGTGCAGCTCGGCGGTCGGGGCGTAGGCCATGATCTTCACCAGGGCCGGGATCACCAGGTCCAGGTCGTGGGCGGTGGCCGACGTCCCGGCCCAGCCGATCACCAGCGGCCTGTTATCGGCCTCGTAATCGCGCGGCACCGACAGGTGACCGGCGTGGAGGCCGTTCTCGATGGTCCGGGTGCCAGACCGGCGTGTTGTCTGCCAGACGGCCTCACCGATCCGGTCCGAGGCCACCGTGACCTCATCGGCCAGGCGGCACGCCTCCCGGAGGTTGGCCTGGACGTCGGGCTGCGACCAGTACCCGTAGGCCCCGGCGTTGCGCTCCTCCACCCCGAAGTAGTCGTCATCAAGGTCCAGGACGATCCGCTTGCCCTGCTCCTTGAACTGACGCCAGGACTCCAGGGCCTCCGGCCGGGCGATCCGGGAGCCGACGATGACGGACGCCTTGGCCACCACGCTGGCGGGGAGTACCTCGGCCACCCAGGTCTGGTGCCCCCGCCAGCCGAGGGCCGCGGCCGGTTGGTCCGCCCGGTACCAGGAGGAGCCGTCCGTGGACGCCGTCCAGAATGCGGCGTAGCTCATCGGCTCATCACGTACCCCAGGAAGATGCCGAACAGGAAACAGATCAGGACGTCAATCATCAGACGCCCTCGGCCGAGCCGGTCTTCCGGCTGAAGATGTCGATGGTCGGCTCCCGCCGGGCGACCTGGGCCGTGAGGTACCCCGGGAGCCAGTGGGCGGCGTACCAGTCGATGGTGGCCTCCAGGCCCGGGCCGAGGTGGACCAGGTCGGCGGGGTTCATCCCGACCATGTCCAGGGTGTTGACGTCGGCCACCACCGGCGTGCCGGGCGTCTCGCCCGGGCGCATCGGCAGGTAGGTGATGTCCACGGCGTCGTGCGGCAACCCGGCGGACGCCTTCTTGTTCGCCACGATGGCCCGGACCATCTCGGCCACGGCACCCACGGTGACGGGGTAGGCCGAGCCGACCTCGACCGCCCGGTCGAACACGATGCCCTCGGCGGCGGACTCCAGCGCGCGGACCAGGGCATCGGCGCCGTCCCGGACGTAGACCATGTCCGAGACCTGCGAGCCGTCCCCGTACACCTCGATCGGGTTGCCGGTGAGGGCCCGGCAGATGAAAGACGGGGTGATCTTGCGGACCTTGGCCGGGCCGAACGGCGGAGCCACCGACTGGCCCGGACCGTAGGCGTTCACCAGGCGAACGACGTTGAACTTGCCGCCGCGCTCGGCGTTGAACATCCGGACGAACCGCTCCACCGTCGTCTTGGAGATCGAGTAGGTGTTCTCCATCCAGTGGTTGCCCACCCCGATGTAGACGCCCGGGATGCCGTACTGGGTGCACGCCTCCAGGAAGTTCAGGCCGCCGACGATGTTCGTCTCGGCCGCCGGCCGGGGATTCTGGATGGTCTCCTGGGTGCCCAGGCACGCGGCCAAGTGGATGATGCCGTCCACGTGCGCGGCCAGCTCGGTCATGGCCGTGGCGTCACGGACGTCGCCCATCACGGTGCTGATCTTGATGGCGTTTTCACGCGAGACCAGCGGGATGCGGCCCCTGGTGTCGAACACCACGACGTCGTGGCCGCGCTCCAGCGCAACCTCAGCAACGTACTTGCCGATGAAACCGGCTCCCCCAGTTACACCAATCTTCATGATCTCTGCACTGCCTCTCCGTAGCGGGCCGTTGCCCTGCCCCAGTTGTCCCCGGAGTCATGCTTTCCGTGGCACTTGCGGCAAAGCTCCAGCCAATCGATGGGATCTCTGCGGTATTCGTGGCTCTTGTTCGCCCACTGAGTAGGCGCGTTATCCAGGCAGTGCTCGCAGCGTCCAGTTTTGATCTTCACCGAGGCCACCCAACGGTGCAACTGCCGGTATCCGACGTCGTCACCGAGCCAAGACGGGTGCCTTTCCCCGGTCAGAACCTCCCGGTGCTGGAACTGTCCCGGGTTCTCGGCGGTGCAGTTGTACGACAGGCCGGTAGGTCGCACGCGGTAGCGGTACTTGCACACCTTGGAGCAGTACTTGGTTCGACCGACCCTGCTGGGCGGCACTGAGACCGACGTGCCACACGGGCAGACGATCTTCATGCTATGCCCCTCGATGGGTGGATTCTGCGAACGGTGCAACTGGGGACGATACAGGCCCACCAGCGGCCCCGGTGAACGAAGTAGTGGCTGTGGCCGCGCACCTCGGCGGCGTCGATCAGGTCTTCCAGGTCGTCCACGATGGGCTCCTCGGACGAGGGAGGCCCGGCCCCGGTTGAGTCGGGGCCGGGCCGTTCAGTGGCGGATCAGTCCGCGTACGGGTCCTCGTCCTCGGTCTCGGGCAGTTCCCGACCCGAGGTGTAGTAGGACAGGACCAACTCACGGTCCTCGTCGTTCAGCGTCTCGACGGTCCAGGTGTAGGAGTTGTTCGGGACCATCTTGGCGTTCTTGGCGAACGCCTCCTCCAGCGCGGCCGGCGTGGGGAAGACGTCCAGGAAGTCCTTCT